GTCGGCTTCCTTCAATATTTCATTTCACAATGAACACCTTGTCATGGGTCCGGGTAAGTCCCTCTATTAGGGCTTTCACCTTAGACTATGCTCATGCCGAGCGTATAAAGAACAGGCTATAACGCCTGTCACAGCCCGTTTGTCATTTTCGTCCGGCAAATCAGTACATATACTCGGTTTTAGATGGATTGCCTCCCTGCTGCGACCACGACGCGGCGCAGCCCTCGGCTACACCCTTTACTGCGAAGACGGTGGGCTTGTCGTCCTTCATGCCGTTAACATAGATCGTGCCGTCGTAGGAGATCGCTGGCGACGGGCGCAACTCGTCGGCCAGCTTGATCTCCGCCACGTGCGAACCGTCCTCCGGGAGGAGTTTCAC